TTGATATCTGGCTCAGGTGTTAATGATGTTACAAAAGCAGGAGCTTTTGAACTTTGTTGTGACATTAATAATCCTCCGATAATTTGCTATGGCAGGGGCAATCTGCAGCACAATTATTATGTGCATTAATATGCAGCACCTCTACCATAGAAATGAACCCCACAAGCATAAATAAAACTGCCCATGGGGATTCAAGATACTTCATCAGAAGCTATATTTTGTGCCTATTTTGGTACCCCAAGTATTATCAGTGTCGCCTTCTGCAGTAAGAACTGATAGTTCACCATAGAAGCCGAGCTTATCTGTAGCTTTAACAGAGGCACCCACTTTACCTGATACCTGTGTATCAGAATCAACGCCGTCAGCAGCTACAATAGCTGGACCGCCTTGTACATAATAATCAAAGGTATCATTACCACCTTCCCATCCAATATGAATGTCAGTAGTGGTGGATTGATAGTCAGATCCTGTATAAGAACCGTTGGCTTCTACGTTCACGTAAGGTCCTGCGAATGCTGGGGCTCCAATGGTTGCGGATGCAAGGATCAAGGCTAATTTTTTCATTAAAATTGTTTAAGTAAGTTTCGTGTAAGGCACGCCGCGATACTTTAGTTGATACTTTTTTGTTTGCATTAGTAATCTCCTAATGTACCACACCCCCGTTCCATGATGTGGTTTCATGCGTTCTTCTATTGAAGAATGAACGGACGCAGCTGCCTGTGGCTTCTACTGATTCGACAATCGAGCCGCCAAAATTTGTTTAAAACAAACCTGGAATTATTTGTCCAGTAAAAATATATGAACCAATGGCTGCAAGGAATCCAAGCATTGCAAGTTGTCCATTGACACGTTCTGCATTTTCAAAGTAATCTACATCGAGTACTTCTACTTGTGGTTCTGTAGCGAAGCGGTTTTGTCTACCACCTTGTTCGGTTGTTGTAGTCATTAAGGTTAAAATAATTGTACTGGGCGAGGATGATAGGTCAGGTCGCCACAAAATACTTAATAGTTTTTAGGTTTTTTTACGTTTGGTCGTTGTTTAACTGGTTTCTTTTTAGGCATTATCCTATAGCAGGTGCAACCAAAGCTACATCTGTTGATGTAGAAGAGGCTAAATCAAGTGGGAAGTTATGTGCGTTTCTTTCATGCATGACTTCCATACCTAAGTTAGCACGGTTCAATACGTCAGCCCATGTAGGAACTACCTTACCATCAGCGTCTAAAATAGATTGATTGAAATTAAACCCATTGAGATTAAACGCCATGGTAGATACTCCCATGCTTGTGAACCATACGCAAACCACAGGGAAAGTGGCCAGAAAGAAATGAAGAGAACGAGAATTATTAAAGCTCGCATATTGAAAAATTAATCTACCAAAGTAGCCATGAGCAGCGACGATGTTATACGTCTCCTCCTCCTGACCAAATTTATAACCATAGTTTTGTGATTCAATTTCAGTAGTTTCTCTAATGATTGAAGAAGTAACAAGACTTCCATGCATAGCAGCGAATAAAGCTCCCCCGAACATCCCAATAACACCCAACATATGGAATGGATGCATGAGGATATTATGTTCGGCTTGAAAGACAAACATAAAATTGAAAGTACCGGAAATACCAAGAGGCATACCATCAGAGAAACTCCCCTGACCAAACGGGTATATCAAAAATACAGCAAATGCTGCTGAGACTGGTGCGGAATAAGCTACTGTTATCCATGGTCGCATTCCAAGTCTATAACTAAGTTCCCATTGTCGTCCCATATAAGCTGAGATGCCAATGAGGAAGTGCATGATGATGAGCTGATAAGGTCCTCCATTGTAGAGCCACTCATCAAGTGAAGCAGCTTCCCAGATGGGGTAGAAGTGCATCCCAATAGCGTTGCTACTAGGTACAACAGCTCCAGATATAATGTTGTTTCCATAAAGTAAAGATCCTGCGACGGGTTCACGTATGCCGTCTATATCGACAGGCGGTGCAGCTATAAATGCTATTATAAAACAGGTTGCTGCAGTTAAAAGTGCGGGTATCATAAGGACACCGAACCACCCCACGTAGAGGCGGTTATCGGTGCTAGTAACCCAGTCACAGAACTTTTCCCAATTAGATTGTTGTTGTAAAGTGAGTGTTGACATTTAAAATTTTACGTTTTGTGACCGATCTAATTTCTCAACTAAATCTTGTCTGTATGCGGGGTCTTTTTCATAGCGAGGGTCACTCATTGCGGCGACTACTTCTTGCTGACTTCTAAAGACATCCCTTGATGTTTGTGGTGGTTTACCTTGTAACATTCTTCCCTCGTATCCATTTGTATTATCGTACTGAGCTTTGATACCGTTGACTGCTAGTTTAATAGCACCAACATTACCAGAACTTACAAGAGAATCAAAAGCTTTTACATCAGCTTGATCCAAATTATCGGCTGCCCATTGAACTAAAGTACCGTACTGTTCCTTACCTCCAGCAATCGATTGAATGTCTGAGATATTTTCTGATGTAAGATCAGGTACTTCCTCAACTGGACTTGCTTTTTGAGCTTCTAAGTAGGCACTAAGTAGATCTGATCCACTCATAGCACCTAACTTTTCTATTGTTTCAGATGAGAGTTCTTGATTGTTATCCCAATACTCAGCGGCTGCTTCATTTACTAAGGCAAGTGCCGGAGAATCTTCTTTAGTTTCCTCTGTTTCTTCTGATACTTCGTCGGTTTCTGGAACCTCAGATTCGCTAGTTGTTTCGCTATCTTCACTGCCTTCTCCTCCCAATTTTTTTTGGAGTTCGACATAAGCTTTTTCTAAATCTTCAGCGTTCTTATATTTTCCTGCCAGTAACTGTTCTTGCTGGGCTACCATTTCCTCACCAACTTTCAGAGATTCCTGTTCTGATTCGTTCAGGGTATCTGCAGTGGTGATGGTGTCAGTACCAGCATCATATGTCATTGTTTCTGCCATGTTTATTCTTCAGGTGGTTGTGTAGCAGCGTTAAGAGAAGCGTTCTTTGTAGGATCTACTAATGGAGCATTAGCCATTTGACCTGCTTGATCGACTAAAGCTTGCTGCGCTGCTTGTTGTTGAGCCATAGCCATTTCATTCTGTATCTCCTCTTCAGTCTTAACTAGATTTAATATGTCGATACCTTGAGCTGCTGCCAATCTCTTGATAGCTTCTGAGGCATTGATAAATTTCATCAACGCTTCTGGTCCTAATGTCTGTGCAATAGTACCTATGAATTGTGTAAGACTTTCTCTATCCTGACCTCTACCTAGAGCATTAACACCTGCAACAATCTGTGGACGTACTAAGTCTTTAGGTATGCTAGGTATCTGTTTACTACGTGTGAGTATCAGTAGTGTTCTATTCAAGTATGGTATTAAGAACTCTATAGTTAATAGTGAGAATAATCCACCTAACTGTTGTTCTAATTCCATCTGCGTGAGGCGTACCTCTTCCGCAGTTGTGCGTTCTGACTGTCTGACATTCAGTTGCATAAACGCTTCGGCTATCCTTCTCTCTAACTGCTGTGCCATTTGAGCTGCAGTCTGGAAGTCAGCTGTCTTACCTACCTGTATAACAGCAACGTCTTCAGGTCTTCCTTGGACGATTGCACCGTTACCAGCATCGGCTATAGTCTTGGGTTTAGTAGTCGAAGATGGTGAGACAAGGAACACTACCTTAGCAGCGGCTGCAGAGCCTTCTACGAGTGCCTGAGATAATCCTTCAAGGGATCTCAAGTCACCGATAAATTCCTCAACTCTTCCTCTTCCATAATCTTCCCCATCCACCGTATTAAATCGGAGAACTAACCATGGACTTGCATTCTTTGGAGCTGTGCTACGGCTACCAGGAAGGATCATATCATCAGCTTCTTGGTACCAGACCCAACGTCCAGATTTTTCGTCCAGTTTGACACAGGTGTATACCTCTACGTCATCTCCATCAGAGCCTGTTCGTTTGCCCGCTACATCATTGGGCTCAGGATCAGGCAGCTCTACACCTAATACCTTTCTGCTAATCAGTTCCTTTGTAACAATTTCAAGGACGTTACCGTTCCCATCGCGATTCACGACAAATCTATTTAAAGGATAATTTTTTAAACCATCCTTGCCCATAAATATAAGGGCATTACCTCCTACAATAAGATGTTTAAGAGCTTGATGTATGACAACCCTATCACTAGAAGCTGCGATATAGTCCATGATCGTTCTCTCAATTTTAGAGAAGGATAAGTCTAACTCACTTCTAATTTCTTTAGGGATCTCTTCACCAAGTTTGTCATCTCTTATTTGTAGCTTAAAGAATGTAGTCTGAGGTGGTAATAATGCTAACATTAATTTAGCTGCTAACGTTACTACCGCCTTAGCTCCTACACTCTGCCATGGAGTAATTAAAGTTCGATGATTTATCTTTAAATTTAAATCGTCTTGTATAAGATATGGTAACGTGAGTTTAGAACATTCAACTGCAGTGTCCAGAAACTGAGAACGGTCTGAAGCTAAATCATCGTATCTCTCACGTGCATTCATTAGTTAATTCCTCCAGTATCTCCACCTATATTTACATTAGTGTCGAGTGGTATTCTTAATTCACTAGTACCTTGAGACATTTCGTTTCTAGGTTTCTTCTTCTTATCTTCCCTTACCTGTGGGTTTATATCTGTTTCAACAGGTGTTGGCTCAGGCAAAGGTGCCGTTGGTGGCGAAGGTGGTGGTGGTGGTGGCGGTAATGGTGGGGGCGCAGGCAAGTTGATATTGCTTCCCCCTCTTCCTCCAAAGCACATTAAATTTCTTCCTCCATGATTGATTGGATGTATTCAATGACGCTGGCCTGACCCGCACGATACATAATAGATTCGATTGGTTCTTTAGGATGAACTGGTTTCCAACCGAAGTTAGAGTCAAGCCTGCTGATTAGTTCATCCAGTCTAGAGTTGTGTAGTTTAAGCGTATTTAGGGAGATTGACATTGCTATGCTCGAAAAACGCTGGCATACGAGCTCTCTGTGTCTCAGAAAAAGCAGGTGCTTTACCCTGATACATTAAAGAATCGCTTGCATCCAGCCAAAAATTTTTGTCCAAATATTTATCGGT